GCCCTTCTTTACTCAATTTAAAAACTTGCATGGCAAAATCATCAGACCCTTCATTTTCAGCCCAACTAGGATCAAATGCTAATATATACTTTTCTCCGACTTCTCCGCACACTTCAATATTTGGCCTCTCTCCGTCCTGCAAAGTGCATGCTGCCATTTTAGAAGTTTTAAAGTATCCGCTACTATCATCCGTAAATATAGACCCAAACTCTCTATCGAATTGACTTTGACTCATCGTAGACTTTGCTTGCTCTATCAAATTTTTATCATATAGCTGTTTTGGAGCGCAGTCATAACTGAATTGCATAATGATCCTATGCGCATCAGAATGCTTGTCCCCTCCCTTCATAATAAGCTCTTCAAATTGTTCGTATGCTTTATACATATATTCAAACTTGTAGCTTGCAGAAGATAATGCGATCAATTTATTATTTGGCCAAATATGCCTTTCATCTTCAGTCATTTCCCCCTTATCTATCAAATCTGTCTCTAAATTATATAACTCTTCTCTTTGTGTTGGATTCTCAACAACACTAAGGAAAGGTATAATAACCTCATTATAAATTCTTTCAGGCATAAGAGCAAACTCGTCGATAATGATTCTGTGAAAACGAAAGCCCCGCAGTTTTTCACCGTCACCAAGCGGCAAAGCTCTTATACGACTAGAACCGATTTCAAGCAACCATTCATCATTGCTTTTTGATTTATGAGTGATGCATTGAGATAAATATGCAGCGCCAGGCTTCGATGCAATATCCTCAATTTTCTTAAATATCATTTTTGCCTGACGAAAAGATTTAGAAAGTATACCGATCTCAACGCCTTGATTCAATATCGCGTCGAGATAAGCATATATTGCGGTAGTAAATGACTTACTCATTCCTCGAGACCATACGCCCATAAAATAATCAGTTTCAAACATAGCCTTGATTGCCATATGCTGAAAAGGGAATAGCTTGACTCCGCTAACTAAATCTGCAGTAAATGTAATGTTTTCTCTTAGGAATTGATAAAGTAAAAGTTTGGCTTCTTTCTCTTCTAAAAAACCTTCAATTTTTAACAACTTTTCATTAAAGTCTTCTTCGCTTTGTCTAGATAACTGCTTTCCTGTCTCCCAAGCCATTATACAATATCCTTATCTATATAATATTGCAAATCCACATTCCAAAGCTTTCTGCCTAAAACTAATAACTTAGGAATTATCTCTTGGCTATGTTCTCTATCTTTAGTAAATATAAATTGACAATGTCCAGAAAACTTATGACTTAGAACTCTCATATTATGATATATATAATTTAAATTAGACTTATGAGCGCCCCATCTATTGTTCTTTTTTATTTGCAAAATTGGACTTTCTGTGACGATAAATAAATAACTATCAAACTCTTTTGTTCTCTGCAATTCATATTCAAATCTTTCTAAATTATTTTTACTTAATGTTGATTTAAAGTCTTGTTCACCCTTACGGTCTACATAAGTATAGTCATAATGATCTTGACCTACAGCATAATCACCAAAGTCTAACTTTAAAGATTGTGATTTAGGAAACGCCAGAGGTTGTTGTTCACGCGTATCAATAAATATCTCTACATCGTCAATTTTATTTTTCCATATATCAGGAAGAGGCGATCCATACATAGGCTTAACCCCTGCCTCTTGACATGCAGCTGTATATGATCCAAAATGTTTTTTATAAATTTCTATAGTTGGCAGTTCATGCAATTTTAATTCTAAATATGATGGCCCAAATTTTAATTCTTTTTGTTCGATTCTTCTTTTTAATAATTCTAGAATGTATGGCTTTACAATATCAGCAGGTTCTCTTGCGCACCATTTTAATAATTGACTATGAGTAGAAAAATCTTTAGAGAAATATTCATCTTTCTTTTTAAAAGGCAAAGGATCGCCATTAAATAAATTATATCTTGGATAATATTTTGTATAATATTCAGCAAGCATAATTTTGTGAGTTTTCAAATGGGCATGCAAACTTCTTTCGGAAGTAAATTCTGCGCCACAAATCTTACATGTATTAGATGACATCCTCTTTTGATATACCTAAAACACGAGCCTTCCAGTCAGGCATTGACTCTAAATGGTCTGCTTCTTCTTTTGCCGCTTTCTTCTGCAACTGTGCAATTTTAACCATGACCTTCCTCTCCTCTTCCTCTTGAAATAATTGAACAAGAGCTAAAATGTTTGCGTTCTGCCTTTGATGGCTGGATATTCTTTTCGATCTATCTCCTTGAAGCTTTTGAATTAATGATTCCATCCTTTTTTCGCATTGATTGTATTCTTCGCTTTTTGTTTTTAAAAGTTCAGCTAATCTCACAGTTAAATCTTGCTGATCTTCTGCCTCATCGAACATTCTATTTAGTTTATTAATTGCGCTTTGAATATTTTTTAAATGTATATAATCCATACATACATTAATGTATAAATTAATTTCATCGCTAGTTAAATCTGGCTTATCCCATGTTGCGCGAACAAATTCCGCTTCAAATAAATCTCTATCTGCTTGGCTATCGTACGTATTAATAACCTGAACAAATCTAGGAGAACCAAGAAAAGATCCCAACGCTTCAACACCCTTTTTTTCTGTTACGCTAAGCTTATCTTCTTGAATTTCTTTTTGGCAATAATCATTGATTTTTTTAATTATTTTGCTTTGAGCTTTGGGTGGGGAATATCTTTTATTTATAGCATTTTCTGTAGCTGGTGTTTCAAGGTTTTGATTTTCGTCAACATATTCAAATACCGCGAGATATTCTTTCGTTGTATGAGTGACGCGCATGTTAGGAAACAAAACTGATGCGACTTGCATACAGGTCATTCCTTCGTTAATAGAATTATCAATAAATTGTTTTTGTTCTAAAGTTAAATCTATAGGAGGTTTAACTTCAGGATGCTTTGTTTCATATTCAATTTGTTGTTGAGCCAAGAAAGCCCTCACGGCCCTGCCCTGCTTGCTTCTCCCGTCAATTTTATCGCAATCAGGAAACGCAAGTCGAGTCAATTCGGTAAGATCTGAAATCTTTTTTGAATTTTCTATTATTAATTCTTTTTGGGAATTACTTAAATCCATGGCATAACACTTTTAACAGGAATAATATCTTCTTTATCAAGTATTTCTTGAGCTTTTTGTTTAAATATTTTTTTTAGATTTTTAATTTGTTTATAGCCTGCCTTTCTTCCTTTTTCTGATGTTTTATACCCCATTTTTTCAGCCACCTCTTCTTCGCTTTTATGCTCAATAAAAAGTAGTTTATATACTGTAAATTGTTTTTCTGATAAGTCTTTTTGCATATACTTATTTAATTTATCCTGACACTGCTGTATATCAAAGCTTGCATCTTGCATTTGCCCGACTTCATGGCTATGATTTTCTAAAGCCAGCGCCATTTTTATTCCATAAGCAGATTTTTTAGTGCGCTCCCATTTTGCGTATAGTGGACAAGTCGAGTCTTGTAATCCGCTTTTTGTAAAACCACATAAAGAATGACTGCAGCCATCTTGGGCAGGGCCTGATTGATTAAATGGGCAATTTAAACAAGGTCTAACAAAATTACTATAGTTATTACGCAAAATATTTTTCATTTGATTAGTAATAATCTTATTAATCCAAGGCTTCAAAGATCTCCTTTGATCCCATTGATGCCATTTTTTATAAATATGAGCTTTTATAATTTGCTCTACATCTTCAAAATCGAACCAGGCAAGGGAGTCCAAAAACCACTTACCCCTTCTCTTTTTAATTTCTATATCAATTTCTTCCGCTTTATCTTCGTAAGTAAAACTAGGACTTTTTTGGTCTTCCACGCTTTTTCGGTTTTTTTGTAGGTTTATCTTCTTCAAATTCCTCAAAAGCTTCTAATGGAATTAGATCTTTTAAATTAAATTTATTTCTATCATTTTCGATACTGTATGATAGTTTTGAAATACGAGGAACCTCATAAATATCCACTCCATCAGGATCGTCAATCATTTCTATTCTTCTTGGAATAGATTTGCGCTGAGCAGCTTTTGTTTTTGCTGCAGATAATATATTTAAACTCCCCCCACATCCACCACAAAATTTAGGTGCTTGCATAGAGTACATATTTTTAAACCCACAATGGGGACAATAAGAAAAAGCCATAGTATATTATTATAATCAAAAAAATAATTATATCAAATAGCCACTAATAATTCGAGTTTGCTTACTCAAAAATTCCTCAGCTTCTTGACTCCATCTGCGAGACTCTTTAACATATTCTAATATAATAACTCCGATTATTTTACCGTTTAAAGTTTTGACTGGTCGAGCAAACATGCTTTTTACCCCCTTACCCTGCAAAAAAGCTTTAAATGACATATCGTCCTTATATTCATCTACGTCCTTACAGGTAAAAGTTTCTCCTTGTGATATTGATTTTACTAAGCCATGAAAATTAGACACCCTTATATTCTGAATATTATGAGACTCAACAGATATACCTTCGCTAACCACTTCGTAAGTACAACTAAGTTTTTGTTGACTTCTTCCAGAAAAATAATGCTCTCCATTATGAAATTCTAATATATATGCCCTATCTGCATCTGTTTCATCTATAACAAAATCCAAAGCCGTAATAACATTACCATGAAGTTGCGGGTCATAATTAAGCTGCTTGTCTCTTTTTTCGTCATATTTTATTTTTAGCCAAACACCAAGGACTGCAGTAGCAGCAGAGACAACTCCAGTTAAAACACTAATAACATCTAAACCCGAAGTCATTTCTTGGATATAAAAGAAACAGTCGCAACTATTACGAAGACAGTGCCAAG